TTATACCCAGGCACGTCGACGCGTCCAGCTGAAGTTTCCTAAAACGACAGCCAGCGGCAAGTTGACGTACTGCACCTGGATCCTCGAATACGCACGGTCAGTCGAAACGACCGCCGCGGAACTCGCGACCCAGCGTGGTATAGCAGCCCATGTTATCTCAGACTCTGATTTTGATGAGTACTGGGACGACGGGGCTATTGGTTAAGAAATGAACGGATATCATTACCGTTCGGCTCGGGGTGTTATAGAGATCTCACTGGCGGTCAGCATAGCTTTATCGCTGGCCTACTTTGTGGGGCTCTACGTATCACCCAACCAAGCATCGCTTCTCACTCCGTGGTGTCCTTCACCGGACACCGTTTCTACGGATGAGAGTGTACACGACACTTCAGTTAGGAGTTCTCCTGATGAAATCGAAACACCGGAAGAAGTTAAAGCAACGCCCGTTCTTTAATCCTGACGCAATTGCGACAAGTGTTGCCGAGGGTTTTAACCTTGACACGACGAGCATTACACAGAAGTATGATGCTTGTACTCCTGCTATTAAGCTTGCTGTCGCCATCCAATCCAGGGATCTTCGAAAGAAGTATATACCCCTTGGGTTTAGTACCGAGTCCCTTAAGGAAGACGCCTTTAATAAGTTCAAAGACGTCAATCATCACATGCTCGAGCACAACATCCGATTCTTGGAGTTGTACCCGCAGCAGCCCCTTTTGGGGACGGTGATCCAACGGGAAGATTCTCCACGCAACAAGGTGCTTAAACGCGCCCGATGGCTAATGGAGAGGATACTTGGTACATGGACTATCGAAGAACTATACCACTGCGCAAAACACGCGGGTGGTAGTACCGTAGGGGTGCCGTTTTTAGACACCTCTTTAGAACGGAAACTTCGACATCCTATGACGACAACGAGCCGGGTAGGGCCTTTATTTGATGATTACCTCCTCTATGACTTTAGGTTAAAAGAGGCGCTTGACGAAGAATATAACGTCAGGCTCGAGAGCGAACCACTGCTCCAAAGGTATGAAATCGTTGAAGGGTCAAAAGCCACAACTGTTAGAAAAACTGCTGACAAAGATCGCATGATCGCTGTTGAGCCTACACTGAATATGTTCTTTCAGCAAGGCCTGATGGCGATGTTGTACATGCGTATGAAAGCAGTTGGACTTAATGTTGCGAGCCTCCCAAAACGACATAAGTGG